ATAATTACTTGTGACATGATTAACCTTTAAGTCGTTTGTCTAGGATTTTAAGAAGTTCACGGGCTTCAAGAGCCGCAAGAATTTCCGCTTCGGTGGTTGCCTCCGCATCAGAATCACTCTGCTGTGGCGCAGTTTCAAGCTCAATTACTACAGCATCCCGCTGTTCAATGACTTGCTTGAATACAGATGCGGCGGCAACCGCATCCTTTCGGTTAAGCCCTGCATCCCGCAGAGCCGTTTCCAAAACTTTTAAGTCCGCAGAGCCATCAGGCCGGAAATATTCCAACTTGTTGACATTAGCTTCAGGGTTGTTTGGGTACATTACGACAGAAACCTCACGCAAGCCACCTTTGGTGATTTGGAAATAGGCTTCGTCTGATTGGTCAGGTTCGCCGTCTGCGTTGACCATTTGGTAATCTTCAGCGTATGCGCCTACAGAAACGCCGCCAAACATTGTGGGACTTTCTTGCATGATCTTGTAAAGGTCAGAAC